ACAAGTTTAGCAACAAACAGTTTTCAAATAGTTATGCCTATAACAGAAACAGGCACAGGTATGTCCGCAGCGGGTGGTGCAACTATAAATCCTTACGTTGAGATTGGACCTGTAGAACAAACATATGGTTATGGTTGGGGTACAGATACTTGGTCTGCGGGTAAGTGGGGAGAAGCGTCAACATCTACAAACGTAATACTTGACCCCGGCTCATGGTCGCTTGACAACTTCGGACAACAACTTATTGCTACAATCAAAAATGGTAAAACATTTACATGGGACGCGGGTGCAGCTAACCCATTAGAAAACAGAGCAACTATTATGACTGGTGCTCCTACAGCTTCAAGAATGACCATAGTATCGGATAGAGATAGACACGTAGTGCATTTAGGGACAGAGACTACAATCGGCTCAGGATCTTCACAAGATCCAATGTTTATAAGATTTAGTGACCAAGAGGATTTTACCACATACACACCTACATCTACTAATACTGCAGGTACTTTTAGATTAGATACAGGAAACAAGATTGTTACGGCTATATCAGGTAAAGATTATAATTTAATATTAACAGATACTGCAGCTTATTTAATGCAATTCGTAGGGCCACCATTTACTTTCTCTATTAGACAAGTTGGTTCTAATTGTGGATGCATTGGTCAACATGCTGCAGCTTATGCAGATGGTAAAGTATTTTGGATGGGTCAGTCAGGTGGCTTCTTTGTATTTGATGGTACGGTCAAACTATTACCTTCGTTGATTGAAGACTTTGTGTTTACCACAACAGGTAATAATGTTGGTGTTAATTATTCATCTAATGAAATAGTCTTTGCATCACACAATTCTTTGTTTAATGAAATTATTTGGTTCTACCCTGCTGGTACTACGGCGTCTGGGCCATCTACACAAAACGACCGAACAGCAGTTTATAATTATGTGGAAAATACATGGGCTCCTATGACACTTGCTAGAAGCACTTATGCCGACGCTTCAACATATCCTGTTCCTTATGCTACAGAATACAGTGCTACAGGCACTCCAACATTTCCTACTCTACAGGGAGCAACTGATACTTTTGGAGCAACAACTTATTTCGCACAAGAAGTTGGTATAAATAAAATTGATTTAAACAAAAACGCTACAGCGATAGCTGCGTTTGTACAATCTGGAGACTTTGATTTGCCTACAGATGGTGATGGAACTTTTTTATTGAGAGTAAGTAGATTCTTACCAGATTTTAAAAATATACAAGGTAATGCAAAAATAACATTAGGTACAAAAGATTTTCCTGTTTCTACTAATACAACTACAACACAGTTTGATGTATCAAGTACGACATCTAAAGTAGATACAAGAGTCAGAGGAAGATTAGCAAATTTAAAAATAGAAAATACATCTACTAATGAAAGTTGGAGATATGGAACTTTTAGAGCAGATGTATATCAAGACGGTAGAAGATAATGAAAAGAAAAGATCCTAAAGTAGGTACGGGTAAAAAACCAAAAGGTTCGGGTAGGAGACTATATACGGATGAGAATCCTAAAGATACTGTTGGAATTAAGTTTGCGACTCCTAATGATGCTCGTAAGACCGTTGCTAAGGTTAAGAAGGTATCTAAACCGTTTGCAAGGAAAATACAAATATTGACTGTTGGTGAGCAAAGAGCTAAAGTTATGGGTAAATCACAAGTAGCTTCTATATTTAGAAGAGGTAAAGAGTCTATAAGACGAGGCAGAAAAAATGGCTAAGATAAATGTTTATGTACCTGAACCACCTAAAGAATATACAGAGGAAGGGTTTAGACAAATAAACCAAGCAATAGCTACAGTAGAAAATCAATTGAACACAACCTATCAACAAGACTTGAAAAATGAACAGGATGCGTTTAATTACTTTATGTCATGACAATACAATATAAAAATCAAGGTTACAAACAAGCTGATGTAAATAAAGCAACAGTTTTAACTTGTCCTGCTAATGCAACAATCATAGTGAAAGCTGTATATTGCGCAAACAATGATGCATCATCAGCTATCTTAGTACAGATGAATTTAGTTGACTCTTCTGATTCAAGTGCTGAGTTTGAATTTTTTAGGGATGATGTAGCTGCTAAAACACAGGTTAATGCTACACCGCAAGGTCTGAATTTAGAAGCAGGTGATGCAATTACTGTTCAAGCATCAACTGGTAGTAACAAAATTCAAGGTGCAATAAGTTACGCATTATTGGATAGATCACAGGAAAATGGCTAAACGTAAATTTGTTAATTTCGTTCCACGACCAAAGCCTAGAAAGCGTCCTAGACGTCATAAAAAATCACTTTCAAAATCTGAAAAAAGAGATTATAAACCATACAATCGTCAAGGGAGAAGACCATGAAAATAATACCAGCAAAAGCAAAAGAAATAGTTAAAAATAAAAGAACAGGTCAAATTTATGCTGACAAAGATGCATTTAATGCTGATGTTGCGGATCCAAATACAGAAACTACAGAAGATGATTTTAGGCAAGATATAGAAATAACAGTTGCTTCTTTGGAGGTATTTGGTAAAAACGACTAATGCAAGCTGCTGGTGGTACAGAACTACAACTTAAATTTTTATATGATCATGTTGATAATGATCTATTAGACAAAGTACAAATAACTACCTCCGTACCAGAAAAAATACCCTTACATCCTAATAAGCCTAACATACTTTGGCAAAAAAATTCATACGATCAACCTAATATATATCCTTGGTTTAAAAATAAAAACAATCATCATAAATATGATTGGTATGTATTTAACTCTCATTGGACGTTTGAGAAATACAGAATGCTTTTTAACTTACCAACAGAAAAATGTATGGTTATTAAAAATGGAAGCACATCTTTTCCTAAAAGAAAACCATATAAAAAAGGTGATCCTATTAAAATGATATTCCAACCAACACCTTGGAGAGGATTAAATGTATTGTTAGCTGCAATGCAGATGGTAAAAAACAAAAATATTAAATTGGATGTGTATAGTTCAACACAAGTGTATGGTGATGCTTTTAAAGAAGCAAATGATCATAAATGGGTGCCCTTGTATAAACAAGCATCTGAATTACCTAATGTAAATTATATTGGTTATAGGCCTAATAAATTTATTTTAGATAATTTACAGAATTATCATATCTTTGCCTACCCAAGTATTTGGGAAGAAACATCTTGTATATCAGCGATTGAATGCATGTCTGCTGGTTTATATTCAATTGTAACAAATTATGGCGCATTATACGAAACTTGCTCAGAGTTTCCTATCTATGTTCAATATTTAGAAGATTACAAACTATTGGCAAAATCATTTGCAACTGCAATAGACATCGCAGCAGACACATTACATTTAGATGTAATACAAAATAATTTAGATATGCAACAAGACTTTTACAAACGATTTTATAGTTGGGAAAAACAAGCAGATACTTGGTCAAATTTTTTACGAGGGGTCACTAATGTCAAGTAAGATTTGGTCAAACGATGGCACTTATCAGACAATCAAAGAGGTAAAGATAGACGATCCTTCTAAGCCTATATGGCTTAGAGAAGAAGAACAAAAAAAATCTATTAATCTGTGTGTTGGCACACCAGTACACTCGGAAGTATCCATACATTATGCTCAATGTTTATTAGAGCTTCAAAAACACATGTTAAAGATTGGTGATAATGTAAGTTTTTTAATGCATAAATCATCGTTAGTTACACAAGGTAGAAATCTGACAGTAGCATCATTTTTAGATACCAAAGCAGATTATCTTTTATTTTTAGATTCTGACATAAATATAGGTCCTGATGCTGTTTATAAGATGATTGAAGCTGATAAAGATGTAATATGCATTCCGTATCCTCTTAAAAGTATACAATGGGCTAAACTTCATGAGAGAATGCAAAAAGGAAAAATTAAGAATGTTGAGGATTTAGAAACAGGGGCTTGTACTTATCCAGTTAGAATAAAAGACTCAACAAATTTTAAAGTTAACAATGGTGTTGCAGAGATAACACATGCACCTGCTGGATGTTTATTAATAAAAAGAATCGTATTTGATAAATTAGTACAGAATTATCCTAACAAAAAAATAATACAAAACTCTGTCATCAATGGTGAATATCAAGAGGTGCCTAACTATTATAACTTCTTTGACACTGTGCATGATGAAAATACTCAAACTTATATGGGTGAAGATTATGGGTTTTGTAAACTATGGACTGACATAGGTGGTAAAATATATGCATTGACTGATAAATACATAATGCACGTCGGCGAACACCAGTACATAGGAAGGTATATGGATGAGTTTGAAAAAGCCGATTAAACTATATCTTACATCTCCGACTATGGGTCAGGTAGATATACATTATATGCGATCTGTATTTTTGCTACAAGCTGAGTGTCACAAAAGAAAGGTACATATTACATTACATTTACATAAAGGATCATTAGTTACATTTGGAAGAAATGCATGCACCGCAGCGTTTTTACATTCTGATTGCACTCACATGTTGTTTGTTGACACTGATATACAGTTTAACGAGCAAGATATATTTAGAATGATTGATTTAGATAAGCAAGTAACACTTATACCCTATCCAATGAAGATGTTTGATTGGAAGAAGGCTCTTGGTATGTATAAAGATTATAACATACCAGTTAATAAGGGTGGATTTACATATCCTATGAAAATACTTAACCCTGATGATTTTGTAGAGGAACATGGTTTGATAGAAATAGAAAAAGGACCTGCTGGTTGTATGTTAATTAAACGTGAAGCGATATTAAAAATGATTGAACATTACCCTGAACTAAAAGTAAGACAACAACACTACCATAATGAATCAGAGAGGGATTCAAAACATTCTTATAATTTTTGGGACACAGAGTTTATCAAAGAAACAGGACAGATAATAGGAGAGGATTTTGCCTTCTGTAAGCGATTTAGAGACATTGGGGGACGTATTTACGCCTTAGTTGATAGTGAGATAGCACATCATGGAAACTACCCTTTCAGAGGAAGGTTTATTGACGAATGTGGTAAAATTGAGTAAATTGCAATAATATACGTATTTATAACAGGAGCTTAAATATATGCATCCATTAATGATGGCCGCGCTGATATCAGGAGGTGTCAACGCATTACAAGGTAAACGAGGATCCGATCTTCTTAAATCAACAGTAAGAGATACTGCAATTGCTGCAGCATTAGGAGGTATGAGCCCGCCTGGTGGTGAAAAAGGTATTTCAAGTTTTGCATCAACACGAGATGTAGCTCGTGCAGCTGGAACATCAGGTGTACCAGGAGGCGGAGATGCAAGCATGTTTTTTAAAAAACCAGATCCAAGTTCAAGTACACTTGGTGATTTTTTTACAAAAATTGAAAAACCTTTTAGAGATCCAAATATAGTTGGTAATCCTATTTCTAAATTTAGAGTTGGACTTGGAGGAGCTGCTTTAACAGGAGCTGCTCTTGCTGGTGGATTATTTGACCCTAAACCAGCACCTGATCCTAAGTATCCTGGCTACAACAGATTTTATGCAGCAGACCCCGAGATGTTTCAACCGTTTAGTGGTAAAGAAATAGATTATGACAAGTATCCAAAAGGGTCACCTTATTCTAATATGCAAGAAGGTGGTGAAGTAATGATGAGTCCTGACGATGAGATGTTACAGTTCGACATGCAACAACAGTCGATGGCTGACGGACCAGGAATCGTTGGTTATTTAAAAGAAAGATTTGATGAAAGTTTTGCTAAAGATAAGACACCCACAAAAGCTATGCGTGGTATGATGAGACGAACACCAAAAGAAACAATTTCAATCGAAGAATCTATAACAGCGATACCTATGTCCAAAAAAATGGCAGACGTAAGTCCTGTAGAACTAATGCAAAAGTTCATGGCTGACCCAGATAAAACAGCGGTCGAAGTTGCAGTAATGCAAAGTGATAAAGATAGAGTGACTGTTGCTGACGTGCAACGTGCTAAAGATTTATTACAAAGAATGGCTCAACAACAAGCTAGTGAAGAACCTCGTGACTCTCAAAGAGGCATAGGATCGTTATTAGAACAAACTGATGTAAGAATTCCTGAAGCTGAAGATGCACCAGCACAAGTGCAAGAGTTATTGGATACATTCAGATCTAGAGCATCTAATGAGCCTGCAACTAATCAATTTAAAAAAGGTGATATAGTAGACGTGTTACCATCAAAATTAAAAAGAGATGAGAACGATGAAAAGAATTACAAAAGAACATCAGGAAAAATGGTAACTGATGAGACAGGAAAAGGTTCAGGTAATAAAGATACCATGCTTGCTCAGTTAGCCGATGGCGAGTTCGTTACAAAAGCAAAGTCAGTATTAGGAGCTGGTAAAGCAATGGGGGGAAAATCTAAAAAAGAACAAAGAAAATTAGGAGCTCAATTTTTTTACAAACAAATGGCTGAGTTAGAAAAACTAGCGGAGGCTAGATAATGCATCTTATACAATTCAGAGCGAATGAAATTGAAAAGATTTGGCCATTAGTCAAAGACCATGTTCAATCAGCATTAGATAGAAATCAAAACTTTAGAGATCATACTGATGTTAAAGATAATTGTATTAAAGGTTTTGAACAACTATGGGTTATTGTTGACAATAAAGATAATGTTCATGGTGTGTGTATTACCCAAATTGTTAAACAAAAAAATTATAATATAGGTCTGGTTAGAATAGCTACAGGCCATGATTTACCTTTATGGGTAGATAAGATAAAAGATTTTGAAGACTGGGCTTTTAAAAATTGTAATTGTAAAAAAATAGAAATTTATGGAAGACCAGGTTGGAGTAAAATGTTAAAGCCCTTAGGTTATGATTTTACTCATGTTCAAATGGATAAATATATTGGAGGATTACACTAATGTCATCAGGTGGAGGAGGTGGAGGCGGTTCAACACCAGCTAACACTACAAACGTACAAACTATAAGAGAAGCTCCTGAGATAGAGGCTAGACGTCTGGGACTTATGGATCAAGCTGCAAAAGTAGTTGCAGACCCATTAGGCTTACCTGCATTTAACGTAGCTCCTATATCTACTGGAGAACAGATGGCTGTAACTCAAGCACAACAGACAGGTTTAGGTTTACCCTCAATACAAGCTGCAGAAGATGCAGCTCAATTAGTTGATCCAACATCGCAAAGATTTCAAGATTTTTTAAATCCATATCAATCTTTCATCACTGATGAAATAAATCGTCAAGCTGATATAAGAAGAAACGAATTAGCTGCAAATGCAGTAAGAGGTGGTAGCTTTGGTGGAGGTAGAGAAGGTATTGCTATTGGAGAATTAGAAAGAGCTAGATTTGGTCAAATAGGCCAGGCTCAAGAACAAGCATTTAGAGGAGCTTTAGGTGCTTTTCAATCAGGACAACAATTAGAAGCACAAACAAATTTAGCTGC